AATCGGAAATATTGACAGCCTCGTAATGAGCAGGTCGTCCGTTCGAATCGGATCAGTAGCTCCAAAGTAAAATCCCCGAAAAGCGGCTTCGCGCCTGGCTTTTCGGGGATTTTTATTTGGCTGCGAAAATGCCTTTCGAGGGGGATGTGGGCGCTGATTGCCCTAATTTCGCGGAAAGTTTTTCAAAAAGGTGGCTCAAGAGGTGGCGCAAAAAGGGGAGAGAAACAAGAGGGTCAGCCCAAGTTGGCACAGGATTTTTTGAGGTAGGTATCCAGACGATTGATCTTTTTCTTTTTGAATTTTTTATCGAGGGCGGTGTAGATGCCCAGCGTGACCGAGATGTCCTTGTGGCCCATCTGATCGCGGGCGGTCATGACGTCCACGCCGGCGAAGTACATCAGGGTGCAGAAGGTGTGGCGGAGCTGGTGCGGGGTAAAGGTGTCGATGAGCATGGGCAGGCCGCCTGGGCGGTTTTTGTTCTGCTGGCCGTCGTAGCCGTACTTGACGTTAAGGTCACGCATGTAGCTCTCCCACAGGCGCTTCCAGCCCTGCTCAGTCATCTGCCGGCCTTTGGGGTTGTGGAGCACGTAGAGGCAGCCGTCCTGCTGGGTGCGGAGATAATCGACGAGGACCTTGGGGATACTGACGACGCGGACGCCGGCAGGCGTCTTGGGGATCTTGACCTTTTTGGCGCGGAAGTCGTAGCCCTTGCTGACCGTGATGGTGGCGTCGTCGAGGTCGATGTCCGCCCAGGTGAGGGCGGTGGCCTCGCTGCGGCGGAGGCCGGAGTAGAGCAGGAGCATGGCAGCTCGCTGGGCGGTGTGGGGCGTCTCACGGATCCAGCGCTGCTGCGCCTCGGTGATGGGGTCGCGGGACTCCGACGCGGCCCCGGCGGGGGTGATGGTCTTGACCAGAGGGTTGTACATCACGATCTCCGGGATGGCGAGGTCATACGCCGCCTTGGCGCTGCCGCGAAGGTTGGTGAGGGTAAAGTGGGAGAGGGGCGGCTTGCCGTCGTGCCAGCCGGCCAGCGTGTTGAGCACCTGCTGGAAGTCGGACGCGCGAAGCTCAGAGGCCGGGACGGCCACCAAATCGCCCCAGTGGGCTTTATTGGTGGCCAGCCGGTCAATGCTTTTTGGGCTGATGCCCTTTGCCTTTTTGGACGCGATGAGATTATCGTACAGGGTGCCTAAGGTGGCTTCGGCCTGCTGAGGATCCATGCCCTTGCCGATGGCAGCGCGATACGCTTCGGCAGCAGCGCGGGCTTCGCGCTCCGTGGAGCCGTAAAAGGACTTGAACTTTTTGCTGCCATCGTCCGCTTTGCCCAGATAGATACGGTAGCGGTAGCGGCCGTCAGAACCTTTTTTATTTTTGGCCATAAAAACTCCTTTCCGACTCCACTTGCCGATGCACATGAGGTATGGTATACTGGATGTGTCAGCAGGCGAAGAGGCATTGACTGCGTTGTTTTTCTCCGACATGCACCCCATGCGCGCCCCGGCGGCCTTTATTGTACAAGGCTGCCGGGATTCTTTTTGCACAAACGCCCCCGCTGGTGGAAACACTGGCGGGGGCGTTTGGTTATGTATCAGCACGCAGGAGGTCGGCGGGTCTGATGTGCAGGATGTCGCAGAGTGCAAAGAGATTATCGATTTTGGGCTGGCCTGCGCCTCGCTCATAATAGCTGATCGTGCCGATGGTGACACCAAGCTTCTCCGCAAGTTCCAGCTGCGTCAGCCCGGCGGCCTGCCGTGCCTCCCGGATGATGCGGGCAGATTCGGGGTGGGGGCGGGTGGACATAAATGATCACCTCGATTCAATACATAAATTGGTAACTGTGGATTAGCCAAAGTAGTCGTCCAATAGAAGAGCTAACTCATCGGAAGCGCCGTCATCATAGCCTTCGTGGTAACCTTCTTTGTAGCCGTATTCTTTCCCTGCAATATAGCCATCATCGCGGCCATCATGATAACCTTTCTTATAACCCTTTGAAGAAGCATCACTTTCGGCCTTTTGAAGTTTTTGGATGTAAGGAGAATTGGGTACAAAATCAGGAGAAAGATAGCCGCCTCCAGTTAGATAGCCGAGAACGATGCCTAGAGCGAAAATGAAAACAAAGCTAGTAAAGAGAATGAGTTTCTTCGGCACATGAATACTTTTTTTGGTAGTGGTGTTTTCGGTAGGAGTGGGCGAGCCTACGGTAACGACTGATTCTGGAACGAGATTAACAGGAATAGATTCCACAGGCAGTTCGCTGTCGCTGAAGACATCAGCTTTAAGGCAGCCAATGGTGGAAGTAGAACCTTTATCACTATCGGAAGCAGGGACGGAGGACTCAGATTCGGAAGGAGTAGTGGAGTCTACAGACTTTATGGAACTGCTAGTGTGTGGGAAAGGATGGAACTTTAACCAAAACGCATAAATGGTTAAACATCCAAAAGAAATTGAGTAAATAGTGTTGGTATTGAACAAAGACCCCCCAAGCATAATAGTGGGAGCAAGAAGGTCGATTGCGAGGAATACAAAAAGGACAATAGCCGAAATTAGGAGTGTGGAGCAAGAATGAGTATCAAACTTTTTACATAGAAGATGCATTACCCATCCGGAAAGCAATGTTCCTGCTAGAGAAGCTAGAAATACTGGGAAATATAGCATTCCGAAAGTTAATGTGAAAACTAAAAAGTAGAAAGCAGAAATAGAAATACCCAAAAGAATAAGAAAAAATTTATAACGAAAAGTTTGACGGTTTCGGCGAAGCTCAAAATTCTTTAGAACTTCAGAATGATGTTTGAGATAAACCAAAAAAATAATCGGCAAAAAGGCCAGAACAACAACGATAGCCCCGAACAGAATTTCAAATAATGTAAGCCGCATGAGCAATTCCTCCTCAAAAACTATATTTTCACAATCATAGAGGAAAAGGCGCAGGGATGGGAAGTGTCAAAATCACCAAAATTTGTTTCGTTGCACTGGCAACGTAAAAGGCTCTTGTGCAGGGACGCACAGGAGCCTTTTTGGCTTATTTCAGCCCGCGTTGGCGGCTGTACCAGCGGAGGGAGAGACAGCGACCTCCGCTTTTTTCTGCGCAAGAAGTTCCTGACGATAGGCTTCAACTTCGGCATCGACGTCCAGCGCCGGGGGCGAGACAGACAACTCTGCGGCCAAAGAATCGACGTAGCGAAGGATAGCCTCCTGATCGGCAGTGCTGAGCTTGAGGAAAGCGGAGATGATGGCTTTTTTCCGCTCATCCAGATGATACTCGGCGGCCAGACGGTCAAGAGAAGATTCTGTGCTCTGGTCGAACATCTCGCCTTCGCCAGTGCGCAGCCACATTCCATTGACACCAAACTCGCGGCAGATAGACGCAACTGTCTGCTCGGTCGTTCCGTTTTTGCCACTCTCAATCAAGCTGATGGCTGATTTGCTCAAACCTACACGCTTACCGAATTGCTCCATTGTCAATCCGAGGGCTTTACGTGCGGCTTTGATTCGCTCGTTCATGGTTTTCACCTCCCTTCGACGCTACTATAGCACATCGAGTTCAGAAAATCAACACGAAACGCAAAGAAACACTTGACAAAGGTAAGATTATAAACTAAAATAAACTCGGAAAGTTCAGATAGAAAACTTTCTAAGAGCGATAACAAACGAGGAGGTTGATAAAATGTCAGTCGCAGAGATGAACGCCAGTAGCTTGCTGGACAAAATGAAGACTCTGCCGGAGGACGTGCAGGTAAAACTGGGGTACATGATCGAAGGGGCAGCGCTGCTGGCCACCAGCCGGACGAACGTGGATGACCCGCCGAAGAGTGCGTGAGGGAGGAGAAAAAGATGGACAACGAAAGCAAAAAGCCCTGCGCTCCTGTGGAAGAGGAGAGCAGGGACTACGATGCACTGGGACTGTTCCGCCGCGATGGAGACAACGAGACCCTGATGGCGGCGATGGGCCTGTGGGAATTTCTTCCGGCATGGATGGACGCCCGGCGGATAGCGCTGGTTGACCCGGACTATAACCGGAAAATATCGGCTATGGTCGCTGATCTGGCCGGAACGGTGCAGAAAGCAGCTCAAGAGATGGCCGAATGGGGTCAGGAAGAGTGCGCACCGGGCAGGATGGAATAAATTCCAGCGGGATACGGCCGGACTCAAACATCAGATAAAGGGCGGCTGTACACATTTCGCAATTCTGGAGGCCGATTTGGTTTGCATGGTCACAGGGCGTCGGCGGCGTCCAGACCGGCACGGCGTTCGGGCGAGCGATACAACGTATCTCAGACCCGGCGGGAGGCAGGATGCCCAACGAATCAAAAGGACAGCGTATCCGAAAGTAAAATTTGTAGAGGCCTATCAAAGAATCACCTCCTTTCTGGGGGTATTGTATCACATCTTAAAAAGTTTAGCCACGAAACGGGCTGCTGACCCGCCGAAGAGTGCGGGAGGAAGGAGAAAAAGATGTTTGCAAATCTGGTGGTGGAGCTGAAGAAGCATCACTACAGCCAGCGGGGGCTGGCGGCGTACATTGGAATCTCGGAAAGCTCGATGAATGACAAAATGAATGGCCGGACTCAATTTACTCTGCGGGAAGCAAAAGCTATTCAGGCGGTATTCGAAGGCCGTACACTGGACTACCTGTTTGAAGAAAAAGAATGAGCACCTGTGTTGCAGCACAGATGCCCAAAGGGAAAACGATTACTTTTTCTTGCTGGACTTGGACGGTCTGGTCTGTGCTAAGGCGCTGGCAGCAACACTCTTTACTTTAGAGCCATAGCGTTTATCGCGCAAAATGGAAGACGCCTTGCCTGCGACGGCCTTGCTGGTCTGCTTTGAATTTGCCATGAAATGACCCCCTTTCTGTCGAGATATTGACAGTATAAGGGGCTGGCGGCAAAAAGGCAAACGAGCTATTTTCCCACAGAGTACCTATGATTTCATCAAAGGGATACAAAGTGTCGTAAAGTACCATTAAACTTCACGAGATTTTCACAACTGACCCGCCGAAGAGTGCGTGAGGGAGGAGGAAGGTCGATGGTAAACGAAGAAGCTCTGTGCATCGCAGTCAGCATATTGGCAGCGGCGCTCAGTACAGCAGGAACCGGACTATTTGTGGTAGGAATCGAGAAAGACAACGATGTTCTTCAGGACATTGGGGTCGGACTTGAAACGCTGGCAATTATTTTAGCGGTGTGGGGTGCATTGTCGTGCTTAACTCTTCTTGCATCGCGTGCATAGCGGCGATCTGAGCGCGAACAAATTCATCGGACAGCCCTTTGGAATCCGGATCTGACATGGAAAGAATCATGCTTTTTCCGTAAGTGCTCAGAGCGTCCTGCGTTTTGGGACTGGAAAAAAGGACGGCATAGGAGCAATCGGCGTTCATCCGCAGCGTATTTTCTGCGGAAGGGTCTGCCATATACTCGGATGCCGTGCTGAGAAATGCCCGAT